TTTAGGTAATGCTTTAAATACAACTTGGGGAAAATCATCTACGGGTTCTATATCAACAAGTTCAATAAAATCAAAGTTACACGGAAATAAATTAACAATATATTATGTAACAATTGTTAATATGACTTCCGATAGAGAAGCTCAAATTATGAAGGATAATTACACCAAATCTGCGGATTCAGAAATTGAACAATATATTAAAAAAGTAAAAGCTGAATATAAAGAAGAATCTGAAAAAACATTAAAAATGAAAGAAGTAGGTCGTGATTCTTCTATAGAAATTATTAGTATGAATTCATTTAATGGAAGAAGAACAGCTTATTTTAGAAGACAAGTTAAATTTGAATTAACATGAAAAATAGTGCAATTGCTGAAGAAATAATAAAGTGTGGTAGAGATCCTGTCTACTTTATCAATACATACGTAAAAATTCAGCATTCACTTAAAGGATTAATACCTTTTAGTACATATGATTTTCAAGATAAATGTGTTAATGATTTCGTAAATCACAGATTTAATGTCGTTGTTAAATCAAGACAATTAGGTCTTTCAACTGTAACTGCAGCATATGCTGTTTGGATGGCACTATTTCATCCCGATAAAAATATATTAATTATTGCAACAAAACTTGATACTGCTATTAACTTTATAAAAAAAGTTAAAGTAATGATTCAAAACGTTCCAAAATGGATGGTTCTTGTTGACTGGGATGGAAATAAACAATCAGTTACATTTAGTCATGGATCAACCATTAAAGCTGTGCCAACAAGCGAAGATGCTGGTCGTTCTGAAGCATTGTCTCTTTTAATCGTTGACGAAGCTGCATTTATTAGAGATTTTGATACTATCTGGGTAGGTTTATATCCAACACTATCAACGGGTGGTTCTGCAGTAATTATTTCGACCCCAAATGGTGTTGGTGGACAATATCATAAGATTTATACTGACGCTGTTGCAGGATTAAATAATTTTAATCCAATAACATTACCATGGTATGTCCATCCAGAACATGATGAAGAGTGGTTTAAAGAAGAGACAAAGGGTCTTAATGGAAATAAAAAGAAAATAGCACAGGAATTTTTATGTGACTTTGCTTCTTCTGGGGACACTTTTTTAGGTGTAGATGATATTGAATGGTTAAAAGCACAATGCTCTGATCCAATTGAAAAATTAAATTATGATAAACATCTCTGGATATGGAAAAAACCGCAAGTTGGTAGAAAATATATAATATCAGCTGACGTGTCTAGAGGTGACTCCGGAGACTATTCAACATTTCACATATTAGATGCTGGCAACCTTGAGATATGTGGTGAATATAAAGGTAAAATGCCACCGGATAAATTAGCTGATTTATTATATGATATGGGTGTAAAATATAATAAGGCACTAATCGTTCCAGAAAATAATACTTTCGGATATATGGTCTGTGTTAGGTTAAAAGATTTAAAATATCCTAAATTATATTATTCAAATTCAAAAAATCCTGAAACCTATATTCCTCAAGAGGATGAATTACCCGGATTTAGTACACAGGCAAAATCTCGTGTTCAAATATTAGCAAAATTAGAAGAATTAATTAGAAATAAACAGGTAAAAACTTATTCTAAAAGATTGGTTGATGAATTAAGTACATTTGTTTGGCACGGGTCAAAAGCACAAGCTTTAAAAGGATCAAATGACGATTTAGTTATGAGTTTAGCTATAGGTGTTTGGATTTGTGATTCTCATTATGGAATTGGAACAAACGATACGTCATATACTGAAGCAATGTTAAAAGCAACAATGGTTGTTAGAAGTAATATTCAACCAATTAACGTTAATCAACAATCAGGTATATATTCATCAAATGATATTTTTAAAGGAAGAGAATATAATGAACAGCAACATAAAAGATATGGTATTCTTGGTGATTTTAAATGGTTACTTAAATGATTAAGTTTTATGAATCAAATGTTTTAATTAAAACTGAGGCTTCAACATATGAGAAAGCCGATTATAATATTTATTATAGAATATTTGGACCAAAAAATGATTCAGATATAAAAGCAGATATTATTTTAATACCAAGTATTTGTGTAAATGTGACACATTATAATGAAGTTGCTTATTATTTGGCAGAAAATAATTTTAGGGTAATTTTGTTTGATTTACCTGGATTTGGATTGTCTTCTGGAATATTAAGATGTGGTTTAGATAATTATGATAGTTTTGATTATGACGTATTTAAAACAGGAACAATTTATATTTATCCACAAATTTTAAATGGTGTTTTAGATGATGTTTTTAAGAAAACAAATATTAATAAGCCTAAAATTAGTTTAGGCGATAGTTTTGGTGGTTTTATTGGTTTATATACACAAAACGTTAATAGATCTCAAATGGATTACGTAGAAAATCCATCCAGTCTTAGTAATAATTTTATAGGAAATATAATAACAAATCCAATATTGAAAATTAAAAATCCAAATTATAATCGTTTTGAAAGATTTTTAATTACCGTGGGTTTAAAATCAAATAAGTTATATGTTTATGATGTTGAAAATTTGCAAAATCATAATTTAATTTCTGATATTGATAGAAGATTTGAATTTTTTAGAAGCACACTCAAATCGTCAGATTATATTGATTATAAATTATTTTTAAAAGTTTTTAGTAACAAAGAAGTATTTAATGGTAGTTTTCTTGGGTTGTTTAATGAACAATTTTGCGATAATTTATTGATTCTTCAATCTAAGATTGATTCTTTATCAGATTACCAAGATTTAAAAGATAAATTTGATTCATATACTGCAAAAAATAAAAAATTAATTGAATATGAAAATTACGGTCATTTTATTTTATTAGAAAATGATTGGAAAAATATAGCTAATGAAATTATTGTTTGGATTGACGAGGTTTTAAAATGATTATTAATAGTAGAAATCATTTATATAAATGTTATGGACAATCACAACTTGATATAAACGATAGAACAACTTTATTTGCAAACTGTTTTTATAGTACTGAATTTAAATTAAATGATTTTTATAATAAAACGATTATTATTATTTATGATTTTGGCTATAAACACGACTATATGATGAAACTAATTAATGAATTAGTAAATGATAATTCAAGGGTAATAACATTTGATTTAATTGGTCATAACACAATGTCAAATATATATAGGAAAATATCTTATGACGTTGCGGGTGTCGGTTCATATTTTTCGCAAACAAATGAAAGTTGGGATGAATTTCAATTAAATAGTGATTTTATTGTAAATTCAAAATATAAAAATTCAACTCAAGAATATTATGATTTTATTACATATGAATATTCAAACCTTACAACAATTATCAATGATTATAAATTAAATGAAAATACTGAAGGTAAAAAACTATTTATTGTTTCTCATTCTTTAGGATCATTATCAATTTTTTGCAATTTATATAGTTCACTTGGATCATGGAATAATGAAGATGAAAATTTTATAACTGGTGTTATATCAATATCACCAAATCTTAAAGATTTAAGATTTAAAAATAGATTTTTATATAATGTTTTTAAATTTTTTTGGCCCGGAAAATTATTAGATTATGATTTAAAATTAAAATATGATTTTGAAAAAATGATAGAGAATGATTTTAAAAAGAAATGTACAGTTAGGACAATTAGTTCAATTTTAAATCTCCAATATTTTATAAATCAAAATGCAGACAAAATAACGGTTCCAAACTTATTTTTCCATGCAAAAGATGATGAAATATCATCATACGATGATTCTTTAATTTTTTTTAATAATTTAAATTGTTCTAAAAAAGAGTTTATAACCTATACTGAAGGTGGGCATAATTTATTTTTAGGTAATAAATCATCTGAAGTTATAGATAAAATAAAATCTTGGATGTCAGAATTAATATAACCTAATATTTAGATTGGTAGGTATTATGAAATTATCAGTTACAGATTTAAGAAGAATTGTTAGAGATCAAATCAAAGATTCAATAAATGAAGCGTCAGAAAAAGGCGATGCTTGGGATCGTCTTGATGCATCTGTTGATGTAGCACGAGTTAAAAAAATTGGTGATACTGCATCAAAAACTTTAAGTCCATTAAATTCATTAAAACAAAAAATTTCTGAAATTGATAAATCGTTTGATGAACTAGGATTAAATACATCAGTTATAAAAGATTTGAATTCATCATTAGATAATGCGATAAAAACAATGACTGATGTTATAATGCATCCTGGAAATTATGTTTCTTCTGCACAAGATAAAGATAAAAACGATAGTATAAAATTACCCGTATCATCAGATAAAAAAGAATCTGAATCAGATGGTAAAGATGCATTGCAAGCTTTAGGTGAAAAATTAACTCGTAAACTTAGACAATAATTAACTTTATATAAAGTTATATTTATTATTGTTCAAAGCATCTCAAATAGAAGCTAAGGAACAATTATGGCAAAAAATGATGATAGGGAAAAAGATAAAAATCTATTTGCTAAACTAGCAGATCTTTTTCGAAGCGGTCCTGTAGTAAAAAGAAAAATTAAAAGCATGGATACAAGAATTGCCATGCCTGATAAATTAGATTCTTCTAGTATTGAAATTTTTCAAAAAACAACTTCACAGTTATATAGTGCAATAACATCAAATGCTTATAATAATTCAGAGCGTTTGATGAGATATAACGATTTTAATGAAATGGAACAAACTGCAGAAATTGCTGCAGCTTTAGATATTTGGGCAGATGAATCATGTTCAATAGACTCAAAAGGAAAAGCTCTTCATATTTATAGCGAAAATGCTCAAATTAAAAAATTATTAGATGAATTGTTCTACGATACAATTAATTTAGATTTTAATTTAAGAATGTGGGCAAGAAATCTTTGTAAATATGGTGACTTTGTCGCTTTTATAGATGTTCACCCACAATTTGGTGTTCTTAATGTTATTCCTATTCCTATCAATGAAATAGAACGTGAAGAAGGTTATGATAAAGACGATCCTCTTGCAGTAAGATATAGGTGGGTATCAAGAGGTAATCAAATATTAGAAAATTGGCAAATCATTCATATGAGATTACTGGGAAACGATATGTTTCTTCCATATGGATCGTCTGTCATCGAAGCTGCAAGAAGAATATGGAGACAATTAATTCTAATAGAAGACGCAATGTTAGTTTATAGAATTGTAAGAGCTCCAGACAGAAGAGTATTTTATGTTGATGTAGGTAATATAGAACCTGATCAAATCCCTAATTATATGGAGCAACAAAGATCAGCTCTTAGAAGTAATCAAGTTATAGATAGAAGCACTGGAAGGGTTGATTTGAGGTATAACCCTATGAGTGTAGATGAAGATTATTTTATACCTGTTAGAGGAGGAGATACTGGTACAAAGATTGATACATTAGCAGGTGGACAGAATACTGCAGCAGTTGAAGACGTTGAATATATTCAGAAAAAATTATTTGCTGCATTAAAAATTCCAAAAGCATATCTTGGGTTTGATGAAGCTTTAAGTAGTAAAGCAACGTTAGCGCAAGAAGATATTAGATTTTCTCGTTCTGTTCAAATGGTTCAAAGAACAATTGTTTCAGAATTAAATAAATTAGCAATTATCCATTTATTTGCACATGGTTTTACGGGCGAGGATTTAATAAACTTTACTTTAAAACTATCAAATCCAAGTTCAGTTGCTCAACAACAAAAATTAGAATTATTTAAAAGTAAATTTGAAATTGCAGCTCTTGCGCCTGAAGGATTGTTGTCAAAAGAGTATATCCTTAAAAATATTATTGAATTAACTGATGAAGAAATTAATGATATTCAAAATGGATTAATAGATGATAAAGAATTTGCTGCAAAACTTGAAGCTGCAGGTGCAGCAATGGGAGGTGCTCCTGGAGCCGAAGGCGGTGATATGGGAGCGGGCGGTGATATGGGTGGTGGAGGAGATATGGGAGCCCCACCTCCTGATGCAGGCGGCGGAGAAGCGCCTCCTCCTGAAAATGCCGGTAAACAAGGTGAAGATGGTCTATTAATAGCATCAGTTGGAAAAAGTCAAAGAAAACCAATTGATCTTGATGAAGATGATGTAGATTTTTCAGAGAGAAATACAAAGAAAAATCGAGATTATGTATATGCAAAAAATAGGGTAAGACCATCCCGAAGACAAAAAATAGGCGTTCCTGATTTTACCGGGATGTTAACAACCAAAAAAACAAAAAATAATTATGATACTTTTGGTTTAATAGGTTTAGGCAACGAATTGATATCTGAAAACAATGAATTAAGAAGTACAATTGAAAAACTCCCAGATTCAAGCACTGTTAAACCAAGTTTAACTGTAGATATGAAATCTACTTTAACAGCTTTAGAATCAAAATTTGGTAATAAATTAGGCAATAAAATACTTACTGAAAGCGACGAATTTTCAGAATTATTTAAAGAAGAAGAATTTGAGATAGAAAAATGAGTTCCAATAATCATTCAAAAAAAAGAAACACAGGTTTATTATATGAGTTTTTAGTAGCTCACATAAGTAAATGTTTGGTATCAGGAGATGATTCTGGTGCAACTGATGCAACTGATTTATTAAAAGAATCATTTGCAAAGGGAACTGAATTAAATAAAGAATTTAGAATAATTCAATCATTATATAAAAGTAAATTTAATAATGAGCAAATTGCCCTGAATTTAATATCAGATGCAAAACAATTTAATTCCAACATAAATGAAAAAACTATAGAAAAAGAAAAAAGAAGTTTAGTTGAAGGAATTTCAAGATTAAATAATTCTTTCTTTTATGATCATCCTGTACCTGATTATAAAATTTTTGCAACAATTCAAACATTAT